GGCAATCCACAAAGTTACGGCATGTGGTTTACACCGCCCGATATAGGCACACAGGTGTTGTGTATGTATGTGGCCGGTGAAGCCATGGGCTACTATATTGGTTGTATTCCAACTCTGTATGCTTCGCACATGGTTCCTGCTATTGGATCTGTGCCCAAGAGTCAAGCCAAAACAGAAAATAAATCACAGGCTAGTTATTTTGCCGGCAGTTCAAGACTACCAGTTACAGAAATCAACGTGGCCGACACCAAGATTAGTCAAAATCCCAAATTCTTTGACGAACCTAAGCCTGTGCATAGTTATGTGGCCGGCATCTTGTTTCAACAAGGGTTGATCAATGATCCCATACGTGGCACCATAGGTAGTAGTAGCCAGCGCGAAAGTCCTAGCAACTGCTATGGTATTAGCACTCCGGGTCGTGCAATTTATCTAGGTGGCCTAGGCGGAGGTACCGGCGGCGATTCATCTATTACTACTAAAACCCTGGATTCGGCACAGCCAACTGCGGCCAATGTGATTGGCCGTCGTGGTGGTCACACCTTTGTTATGGACGATGGCGATCTTACTGGCAAAGATAATCTTGTGCGTATACGCACTAGCAAGGGTCATCAGATAACCATGAGTGATGATGGCAATTGTTTGTATATCTGCCATGCTAATGGACAGTCATGGATTGAGCTAGGACAAGAAGGCACACTAGATGTGTATACTACCAACAGCGTTAACCTACGCACCGAAGGCACACTAAATTTACACGCTGACAAAGATGTTAACATATATGCCGGCGGCAAGCTCAACATGAAGGGTGTAGAATCTGCAGCACTACAAAGCGATGGCGACACCAACGTGGCCACCAAAGGTGATCTTAGATTATTTGGCCAAAGTAGTATAGGTATCAAAACAGGAGGAAGCCTGGCCTTGGACAGCCAATTGGGCAGTTGGAGTGCAAAAGCCGCATTGAGTTTGAAAGGGTCTGTGTTGTTGTTGAACAGTGGCGCTGGATTACCTGTGCAAGCGCCAAAAGGCATAACAAAATACGTGCAACCCAACACAGAGTTTAATGCTGCCACCGGATGGAAAGTGTCGCCCACCGGCACTAAAAGTATATGCACTCGTGCTCCTACACACGAACCTTATCCATATCATAATCAAGGAGTTGCTGAGTCTAACAGCCTCAGTGATGGCACCAGTAGTTTCCCACCCGATGCTCCAGAACTACCAGCAAATGTAACCATAACCGCACAAAACTAGGCATGAACAAGTTTACCTATCTACTGCCTTCTGGAAAACGGTTCACAGTCACGGCTCCAGACGGAACCACTCAGTTGCAGGCTGACCGTATTTTTTACAGTCAAGTGGCCGCAGGCACACTGGTAGGTTTTGCCGCAGGACAAAGTATAGGTTCTGTGCAATCAGCTGCTGTTAAATTTGCTTTAAGTCGACTGGATAGAGGCACCGCTGGTATAGATGATCGAGTCATATTGAGTATTGTTAATGGATTACCAAGTATTTCTGGAATTCCTAATCTTGTGGCAGTCCCACTTAGTAATCCTATCAACCAGGCTGACCTAGCAAATATAAACTTCAACAACACCTATACACCCCCAGCAATTGGCCCTTTAAACTCCAGCCAAGTGCAAGGATTACTTGCACAGCTAGCAAACTTTGTTGATCAACCCGCCACAGAAATGTCTAACGATAAAGGTGTTGGATTATATGGACTAAACTGTCAACAACTAGAACAGGCTGGCTATGTTAAACCTGGAACCTATAGACAGTTTATATTTGACCCAAGCCCGTTAACTGATGTGGTATCAGCACCGGGCATCTGGACTGGCAAAGATGGCATTTACAACTCCACAGACTTTTTAGGTAATCCAGGATCGCAAAGCACGGCCATGACCACGCTTATGCAACAAAGCTATAACAGTCTTACTGCCACAGGAACAATTGTTCCACCAGTCACTCCGAGTATTTCTGCACTGTCAGGCCAGGTCTACACCCAAAGCGGACTGCAAACAGTTAGTCAACTGAGTGCTGCCACAGGCATATCGTTAAATGCTCCAACCACTTTGTTGCCAGCTCTAGCCAACACACCTATTTCCAATTTTTTATCAACTGCCACCACTGATGCAAGTTCATTGGCATCCGGTGCATTAAACAGCGCAACGTCCGGTTCGCTGACCAATCTAACCAGTGTAACCAGCAACCTAAACAATACAGTGACCGGTGGAGTGTCTGCATTGGTCACCAACGCCAGCAAGTTTGGCACAAGCGCAGTAAATCAATGGGTAGCTGGTGCAGGCCTTCCACAGATTCCTGGAATAAATGCAGTAGGCACAACTATCACCAGCGGCCTTGGGCTTGCCACGGATTTAACCAATAACATACAAAATTTAAATGTGTTGGGAAAAGCATCAGAATTTGCCAGCGGCTTTTCCAATCCTCTTACAGGCCTTGACAATTTAGGTAATTTTAACTTGTCAAGCCTGACATCGGGTATTCCTGATGTTGCACAAATAAGAAATCTAACCGGCGAGCTGACCAGCAGTTTGACCAATGGATTAAGCACTAGTTTAAATAGCATCACTGGCAGTATTACTGACAGTCTGGGCGGACTTACTACCAATCTTGCAGGCAATTTTGGCAGCCTAACTGACAGTCTGGGCAGCTTAGATCTCAGCAGTTTTGCTAATCTGGGTGATTTCAGCAGTTTGGCCAATTTAGCCGACCTAGGAAGTTTAACAGATCTAGGCGGGTTATTTGGTGGAGGTGGTGACAGTCTTGTGAGTGCTACACAGGTTGCAGCCGGCTATACCAACACAGTAAATCGCTCGGTGGTAGATACTGCATTTACAAAAATTCTAGGAAATTCCAAAATTCCCTTGCCGGCCTTTGAACTGCCCGGTAAAAATTCCTCATCACAAAGTGCATCGGCTGACATATCGTATGCGCAGAATCAAATTCAAGCTCTTGGTACTCAAATAGGTTAAGGTTAAATACATTATGCCTACATTTATTGGATTCAACACTATTAATCAAAACAAAAAATTCACAGCCGTGGATTTTGATCTGATCAAAATTGATCTTCTCAATGCATTTAATATTAGACAGGGTGAGTTGCCAGGCCGACCTGGTTACGGCACCCTAATCTGGAGCTATCTGTTTGAGGGCCAAACTCAAGATACACAAGCACAGTTAATTCAAGAAATTCAGCGTGTTTGCGGTGGCGATCCTAGAGTTTATGTCAGCGGAGTTCAGCTATTTCCACAGCAAAATGGTATTCTAATACAGCTGGGCCTAGCAGTAGTGCCCAGCACCACTGCCCAACAACTAAACATCTTTTTCAATCAAGATACTAGATCGGCCAGTTACGTTTAACTACCCAGTTTATTGTATAGGTAAATACTAGAACAGGGAACATTTATGGCCACAACGTCAAGACAAACAGCTATTTTTGGTGTTGAAGATTGGAAAAAAATCTATCAAGCCTATCAAGAGGCCAATTTCCAAAGCTATGATTTTGAAACTCTACGCAAGAGTTTTGTAGACTATTTGCGCCTATACTACCCAGAAACTTTTAATGACTACATTGAAAGTTCTGAATTTATTGCCCTATTAGATGTCATGGCTTTCATGGGCCAAAGTCTAGCTTTTCGCACCGACCTAAACACACGTGAGAATTACCTAGACACAGCCGAAAGACGCGACAGTGTTGTCAAACTAGCAAATTTAGTCAGCTACAATCCCAAACGTAATACCGAAGCCAATGGATTACTCAAGGTGTTTAGTATCAGCACCACAGAAAATATTATAGATTACAACGGTATTAATCTAGCCAACATTACAATTAACTGGGCAGACCCTACCAACCTAAATTGGCAAGAACAGTTTACTACAATTCTTAATGCCAGTTTAGTTAACACACAACGATTTGGAAATCCTGGAAATGATCAAGTGATCTTAGGAGTTGACACACAAGAATATACTATCAACCTGGTGCCAGGTTTTCTGCCAGTGATACCCTACACGGCCACCATTGACACTGTAAACATGCCCTTTGAAGTGGTCAACAGTTCAACTGTGGGCCAGTCTTACATTTATGAACCTCCTCCACTGCCAAATGGTCAGTTCAACATACTTTTTAGAAATGACCAACAAGGATACCTCAGTGCCAACACCGGTTTCTTCTTCCTGTTCAAACAAGGGGTTCTACAAAATCAAGACTTTAATCTGCCAGAACGCATAACCAATCGTGCTGTGGCCATCAATATTGAAGGTATCAACAATACAGACATCTGGTTATATCAATTAGACAATCTGGGCAATGTCAGTAATTATTGGGAGCGTGTTCAAAGTATATACGCAGCCGCAGTAGAACAATTGGCACCCAACACAAGAAATATCTACAGTGTGACCAGCCGGACCAATGATCAAATCACACTAAATTTTGGTGACGGAGTATTCAGCACAATACCTGTGGGCACATTCAGAACCTACGTTAGAGCCAGTAATGGATTGAGTTATATTATCAATCCAGTAGAAATGCAAAGTATCAGTATTCCTATCAGCTATGTAAGTCGCACAGGACAAATTGAAACACTAACATTTACCTGCGGACTAACACAGCCAGTCACCAACGCACAGGCACGCGAAACTATTGCTGAAATTAAACAACGGGCTCCTGCACAATACTACACACAAAATCGTATGGTCAATGGGGAAGACTACAGTCAATTTCCATTTACACAATACAACAGTATTTTAAAAAGCACCGCAATCAATCGTGCGTCAATTGGAACCAGTCGTTATCTTGATTTGGTTGATGGCACTGGAAAATATTCTAGCACAGATATCTTTTCCAGTGACGGTGCCCTATGGGAAAGCAATGATCTATACAGTTTTCAATTCAGTTGGTTGACTACCAATGATATAACCAATGCAGTGACCAATCAGATTGTGCCAACAACACTTAGAGCTGGTATGCAACAGTTTTATTTTGCAAATTTTCCTAGACCTAACATAGCTGTATTAAATTATACCTGGCATCAAAGCACCATATTGACCAACGAATGCACAGGTTATTTTGAAAACAGTTTAGGTAATCCTGCCGCTATTGGTTCCTATGCCAGCAACAAT